CGTCGGATTGGCAGCGGACTTGACCGCCGTATTAGCAGGGTACGGCTGCATACTGGTTTGCGGAGGATTGTAAACAGCGGGCTGCGGAGGATTGTAAGCGGACCCCACCATCGGCTTGTCTTGCCCCGGAGCCAGCGTCTTGTTCATGCCGGTCTGCTCAGGCGTATAAGCATAAGCGGGTTTAGTATCGGGGATGCCAATTGCGCCGGTTGGTTGTGAAGACAGGTATTCACTCAAACCCGGGGACATGCTGGCGGCTTTTGCCAGCAGTTGCGATTCATACGCTGGGTTGGCTTCAGCAGGCCCAGCGTACGCAGGCATGTTAGCGGGTTGAAGGCTAGTTTGCTGCGGTACATACCCCATACTGATGGCTTTTGCCATTAGTTGCGATTCATACGCTGAGTTGGCTTCAGCAGGGCCATAGTAAGCAGGCATAGCACCGTAGGCACCATAAGCACCGCTATCAGGCGCACCGCCCATAGCGAACCCTTGAACCGGCATCGTTCCAGCGCCAGCGCTAAGGTCAGTTGTGGGGGTACCCATGGGCATAGCAGCGGGCATAGCAGCGGGCTGGACTGCATTGGCACCAAAGCCATCGTCCTCGTCATCACCGCGATCGGTATACGGCCTTGTAACGGGCGGTTTCCTAGGGAACGGGCTATCAAACGTAGGATCAGAGTCACGGTTCCTGCGCCTGCCGGTACCCTCAGTGGGCGCATACATACGCGGGGGCGGGTTGACCGGAGGCTCCACTTTGCGCGGGGGCATAACCGGGGTTTCCATCCGACGCGGCGGCATAGCCGACATGCGTCGTCCACCAAACCTACTAGCCAAGTTGTTAGCCAGATTGGGCATGGACTGCATCAGCCGCTGAAGCTCCGCGAATCGAGGATCATCCACCATTTCTACGTCCTTTGGTCTTATTACGTTTGACCATGCCGCCCTTGGCGTACACTTCGAAGTCAGTATCGTCCCGGCGCTTCTTGCGCTTGGGCATGGGCTGTTTAGTCGGGAGAATATCCCCCATACCGCGAGACGGCCTCATCAGTAGATCCTGCCCTTGGTTTTGCCCCGCTTCGCAATTCCATCGGCACGCCTCGATGCCGACACAGAACCACCAGCGGCATACTTTTTTACCTTTCCGCCGCCAGCAAACTCGTTGCGGCTTGCTTCCATACGCATGGATCTCGGAAGCGATGGGGTTGCTGCGTCACGGCTACGCTGCATGCTCTGGCGAGCGATTTCGGTTTTGCCTTCTGGGCTACTTTCGTAAGCGGCCTTGGCCTCCCTAGCCTTCCGACGCTTTTCGCCGTACTCACGGTCAATATTTGCGTAGACCTCGTTACCAGTCCTAGGACTAACAGCAGCGCGTTCACGGTCTGCTTTTTTTAGCTCGGCCTCTTTTGCTTCTTCAGCCATTCTAGCTTGGCGACGCCGTTCTCCGTATGCGCGGTCGATATCGGCATAAACCTCATTACCGTTGCGAGGTTTGCGGGGAACCACATTCGAAGTAGCACTAGGCGTCGATTTAGCAGGGCTCTCTTCAGGCATGCTAGACAACGCTTGCTTGGCTTCGGCCACCTTAGCCGCAGCGGGAGACGCCGCCGTAGTAGGAGTAGTTGAAGCTTTTGGGGTAGTAGGCGCAGATTTACGAGCCGCAGGTTTAGGTGCAGCGCGTGGTGCGGAGGTCTCAGATTCGGAACTTGCCATGGGCTCATTAGCGCCAAGCTTTTCCAAGTCTTCACGCTCCGCTTTTTTGCGAATGTACTCCATCGCTTTAGCGCGAGTATCGTCTCCGATATTCTCGTTGCGGCCTTCGCGCACACCGCCGCCGTCGTCAAACTTGCGCCTACGTGCCATGATCGCTTTAGCGCGAGTATCGTCTCCGATATTCTCGTTGCGGCCTTCGCGCACACCGCCGCCGTCGTCAAACTTGCGCCTACGTGCCATGATTAAATCATCCTTCCCTTTGTGTGGCCCTTGCGCACGCAGCCATCAGCCGCACGCACATACCCGCCAGCAGCGAACTTCTGCCCCATAGTCGTCTTAGTCGTTGGGGCGGTATCACCAGCGGCGTTCATCTTGTCCTGCATAGCGTTACGCAAAGCTTGCTCACGGCGGCGACGCTCTTCCTCAGTCATTTTTTCGGTAGAGGAAGTCGTGGGGGTGCCAGTCGTGTACTTCGACTTGTCTTCCATGCTTTTCGGTTTATCAGCCACAGCTACCACCTTTGCGCATACGGATGACCTTGCCAACCGTTTTGCCCTTACGCTCAATGCCGCCACCACGGGCCATCTTCATGCCCGCCTCTTTGGCTTCTTCCTTGACGATCTTCTTGGGCACGCCAGCCTTCTTCATGGCCTCGACGTGCTTTTTCTCTTTAGCCTTATAGGCCGCGCTACCGTGCTTCATATTCATGGCACCACCCTCTGAAAATTTGCGGCCCTTGTCCGCAGACATGAACTCTTGCCCCACGCTCTGTGGGATTCCCATGCGCTTAGCGGCTTTCGGGTCATTGGCGACCATAGCCATCAAGCGGTGCTGCTTACCAGAAACTGACGGCATGCTCAGCCCTTCTTGAAGACACCGGTCGTGTTGAAGAGCCCGACCACAGCGCCGATGGTTTTCTCCAGCGCAGGCCAGACCTGTTCGAACGTAGCCACCGCATTGCCAGCCACATCAAACGCGGCTTGCACCGTCGTACGGACCAGAGCAAGTTTTGCAGCACCCTGCCCGGACTGCGGGAGTGCCGCCTCGACAGCCTTCACCGTCTCCAGAATCACCGGAACCAGCGACAGAACCAGCTTGATGATTGCGATCACGTTAGCCATTTTGACTCCTAATATGTGCAGCGTACGCTTAAAACAGTTGGAGGAAAAGTCTTTGCCACGTAGTCAAACGCCAGACCCGGGGCCACTTCGCTCTCCGTCCAGTCCACCACCGTCAGGTTTGGAAGGCAAGCCAATTTTTGCAGTTGTTGCCATGGTGCTCCAAGCGTTGAACAGCCCCCACACAGTAACGGCAGCAGCAGACACAATCTCATCGTCCAGCTTGAGCGCATAGCCAAACTCCCCCGCAACGGCCAGCGCCACGGTAATCAGCGCCATCAGGGCATTGACCGCTACCGTCCGGTTCTTCCACGACTCGGCGTTCTTCAGGATATAGCCCTGCCGCAGGGCGGTGAACAGGTTGCCAATGGTCACGGGTACACCTTTCGGTCTAATTCGAAGTGCGGGCCATCTTTGAATGACACCCAGTCGCCACCCCAGACAATAGACACATCCAGCTTCAACGCCGCCTGCTTCATCGCAATGGCAATGGTGTTGAAGGGAGGCCAGTCCCAGCGAATGGTTCCTGCGATAAAGGGAGCCAAGTCCACCGCGTGACCAGTCAAATGCCGGGACTTTAGTGTCTGACTTGCCCCAGATTTGACCAACTGCTTCTGACGCTCCAGCGTTCGCAGACCTTCGGTAACTGCAAAGTCCACCTCGCTGATCTCCAGCGCACGCCGCACAACTTTCACCAGATCTGGGTGAACCCCGATCAGGTTGTTCTCGCTGCGCTTGCTGAAGACAAAGCTCATTTCCAGAACTTCCAAGCGACGAAGCAACAGGACAAGGCGATGCACGCATACACAACTCCTACGAAGATGTACATGATGCTATCTAACGCGATGTCAGCCACCCTTGTCTTCCTTGCTCTCAAGCTTCTTGAAGATCAGGCCCAACGTGTCGTTCATGGTGCGGAAGCCGTCTTTCATGTCGGTCCGCACTTCCTTGATCTCAGCCCGCAGATCCGTCACCGACGCCCGGAAGTCATCCTTGCGAACGTAGATCTCCGGCAGGTCTTTCTCGATCTCGCGCATATCGGTTTGTAGCCGTTGAATGGCGTCCCAGACGACCTTAAGCACCCAGCCAATAGCTGCGCCTGCTGCGCCAAACGCCCAGTTGATAACTTCCTGTGTCATTACGACTACCTGAACTTAGCTGTTTTAGAGGCAACCGTTTTCGGTTGCTTAACAAATTGTTTGCCTTTGGCGTTACCTGCGGCTTTAGCCCTGTTGGTAGCCGCCTTTTCTCCGGGGCTAAGTGCCCCCCATGCTGCATCAGGCAGGTATCGCTTTTTGCCCTTGGACGGTGATCCGTCGCTGGTGCGCCACTTCTGGTTAGTCCAATCTTTTAGCGATTTCTGGGGGGACTTCACGACTTGTAACCCCCACCCTTGTCCTTATACTTCTTGGCCAAAAGCTGCGCTTTACGAGCCGACCACTGCCCAGCCTTAGTCCCTTGCACTGCCTGCGCTTTGATGTCTTCAAACAGCGCTTTGCGCATGCCGGGTTTGGTGTAGTTACCAGCCGCGTTCACTTTGGACTTGGGTTTGGTAGCCATGTCAGCAGTTCCATGCCCGCAAGGATTTGTTGATTCGGCTATTCGGGTCGTTCGCGGTCTTGGCTGAAGTCAGCTTGCTCTTCATGCCTTTCATCCGGGCACAGAACGAATCGCGCCTCGGTCCACCCTCGGGCTGCGGTGCTTTCAGACCGGGCTTGCCGGGATTGGCGCGATTGTAGGACGCACGCCCCTTGGCGTTCAGGCCACCAGACTCTGCCTTGCCTTCCTTACGCTGCCACGCGGGTGATTTCGGCATGTTGCATCTCCAGAAGCGGTTTGACGACTTGATCGCCAAAATGCCCCGTGAACTCGGTAGACCCGAAGTGACCCAGATTTATTTCCGGATCAATGTAAATTTTGAATCCAGCAGCGCGGGCACGGTCACAGAAGAGGTAGTCCTCTCCGATGTAGCCTTCTGCGGTCTGCTTGAAGTCAAAGAATGCAGTGTGATGGGCTTGCTCGGTGTTGACCCAAAACTTCCACTCAGGATGATCGGCTTCAAGTTTTTCAAGGACGTGCCTCCGAATCAGCATGAAGCCGGTGCCAACCCGCTCCACACGCAGCAGCCCGTCAGCCAATTCCAACGGGTAGTGAATATCGGTGAAAAACTTTTTGTCGTCAGCCCTGCGCGGGTACGCGCCAGCCACCACGTCCTTGTCGCCCGAGAGCGCAACGATCCGCAGTACGTCTTCGACCTTGAAGTTGATGTCGGCGTCCACGAACAACAGATCCGTACAGTCGGACTGCATGAACATGTGCGCCAGCGCATTACGCGCCTTGGTGATGATCGAACAACCGGCGATGTGCGCTAATTGCACAGACACCCCATATCGTGCAATAGCGGGCATCAGTGCTGCAAGTTGGAACGCTGCGTGGACGTTGACCTTCCCGTCGTAGCACGGGATAGCCACCATCAGCTTCCTGTTGCGCAGGTCTACGCTGCGTTCCATGGCGGTCTACCGGCCAAACCCAAAACCAAAGCCCATGACGGCGCTCAGTAGATGGCGACCATGTTGGTGGCGGTCGTATCCGTACTCCAGACCCGAAGGACTTGAACCGGAATAACCGCACCAGCAGGGACGCCAGCAAAAGTGACCGTAGTGCCTTGCGCCGTGGTGACCTTTACATTCCCCGTGCCGCCAACGTACACAACGGACGGGTACGCAAGATTTACCGTGTCGCTCTTGGTAATAGCCGCCGCATCCCCCGGGTACATGGGGAACGTAGGCGAGTAGTTCGTCTTTGCCACGGCTACTCCTTAAGCTTTCTTGGGTGCTTTAGCCGGTTTGACCGGCACCCGCTTTTTCAGCTTGCCCATGCTCTACCCCCAATTAGACGGTAGCCGAGAACGGAGTGGCTTCGGTGCTGGTAGCCGCGCCAGTGATGCGCACCCACCAAGTGTCTGCCGCAACATCAAGCAGTTCGACCATCGCGCCTTTGATACCACCAGTGGTGGTGCCGTTGAAGGTGATGGTGTCCGAATCAGCAGCGGTCTCGAAGATCGAAGCGGTGTCACCGCCGTCATTCGCCACAATCGCCGTGCCCGTCATGATGTCGTTGCCCACAACCTTGATCGTGGTGCTGTTCGACGTGATGGTCGTGCCGATGTAGAAGTTGTACACCGCACCAGAGCCAGTCGCCGCAGGCAGCGTCACAGCAATGCCAGCAGCGCGGTTCAGGGGGGTGACTTTGCCCGCGTAGGTCGAATCAACCGTCAGCGTAGCAGCGGTAGCCGAGGTGGCGGGGGCGGTAAGGACTGCGCCGATAAAGCCGTTGGTGGACGTTACCGGGCCCGAAAACGTGGTCGAACTCATTGAGAACCTCTGTATGCGATGTCGGTGCGCTAGTCTGCATACACGTCAGCCGGGACTGTCTAGCACACCGGATAACCCCGGTATATGGGCTTTGTAGCATGGCTACTCAGCGGGCGCAAGCAGTTTATTGGACTTGGCTAGGTTCTCCTCTTGCGTAATGACGCGAAGGTTCCAAGGCACGTGCAGCCCACACACGCTATCCCCCCGCAAAGGGACAATGTGGTCAACGACATACTGCTCGCCGGTAGTCTTCGTCATGGTTATAGCGATTTTGTAAAGCTCGCGGATTTCTGCCTTCTGCCGTGACGTAAGCCACTTAGGCGTGGCTTCCCTGTGTTTTCGACGGCGGGCTTTGGTGTCCGCACGCACCCATACAAGATTGCGCTCTTTCCACGCCTTTTGATATTCCCGCTTAACGTGTGTGGGTCTTGTAGCAGCGGCTTCGATCACACGATCTCGGTTGTCCATGTACCAAGCATGCTTACGCTGGCGAACCGCTTCATCCGAGTTGTACGTCTTAAAGTACTCCACACGAGCGGCGTTGGTCTTAGCCCACTCGTCCTTTAAGCACTCCGTGCAAGCCCCCTTTGTTTTTCTAGGCGCTACATGCCCGTACTTACACGGCATGCCAGTGAAGTAGTACTTAGCGCCTGACGCTTTAGCTTCTGCGCGGGTGCGCGGAAGTTGTGTGGGGTCTTCCATATAGCCTCCAAGACTTAGTTACAGGTAACACCCGTACTGTATCGCCAAGGTATGGAAGCGTCAAGCGGACAAGAAAAAGCCCCCTTGCGGGGGCTCTAAATCAGGCTAAGTGCTTGATTTAATTAGCTCGCGCCAGCCGAGCCCCAGATGCCGAGGGGATCCGACCAGCCAAAGCTGTAGCGCTCGCGGGCCTTGTACCGGACGTTGCCGGTATCAAAGTCTCCATCCATGGAAGTGTTCATCGGCGTCCGCACAAAGTGCTTCAGACCGTTGGGCACGTCCGTCGTCAAGAACCACGCGTTGTTGTCGGTCAGGAAGTGGTTAACGGTGTAACCTTCCGGGATCGACCCGTTGTTCTTGATGGCGTTGATGTCGTTATCCGCCGTCGCAACACGCAGTTCCGTGTCGAGCAGTCGGGTAGCAACGAACATCAGCGCGGGCGGGATGACCAGCTTGCGCGGCTTGGCAGCGATCAGCAGACCACGCTCGTCCGTCCACGCGGCGATCTGAATAACCGCGTTTTCAAGCGCAGTCTCGTTCAGGTCGGTGCCGGTGGTCGGGCTGTTGTAGTTCACACCACCGGAGACCAGCGGGTGACCAACACGAGTGCCGCCACTGTTGTTGCCAAACAGCGAGACGCCGTCGCCGCCAAGAGCCGCACCGCTGAAGCCAGTGTTCAGGATGGACGCAGCCTTGACCTGCTTGGTGTACGCCATGGCACGAGCGAGCGCCTTGGTGTAGCGAGCAGACAGCGAGTCGTACAGGTTGTCCTCAACCGCCTCTTCGGTGATCGAGAAGCCCAGAGCGATGGTCTCGTGCGTATACCGAGCAGTGAACGCCTCTTGAGCGTTGTCGTACTGGATCGCCGAGCCTTCGTTCTTGACGGGAGCAGCAGAGAAGCCAGCCAGCTTGGTCTCCTCTTCGAAGCTACGTTCCGAGGATTCGGTTTCGTAGATCTCCTTGTGCTCTTCGCCGTAGCGCTTGTACTCCATGCCGAACAGGGCGTTCAGGCCGGGGAGAAGCTCTTTAAGTAGTTGTGCGCGTGAAATAGCCATTATCTACTCCTTAGACACCAGTGGTGCTGTTGTACTGGTGGGTGTTGATCTTCACCAGAAGTTCGACAAAGGCATCCGCGCCAGTCTTGGTCTCCGGCACAACATCAATCACGCGCACCGGGAGGGTGTTGGTCGTGTTGCTGCTGGTCGAGAGAACCGCGATAGCCGAATCACCAGTCGAGGTCGAGCCGGTGTTTTGCACCAGCGCCATGTTCGAACCCACCACATCGCGGCTCACGCCAGCGATAACGGTCGTGCCCGAGACAACGGCAACCTTGAACAGCGCCATCGGATCATCCACAACGTACGCAAACGCGGGGTTCGCAGCAGTGGCGGCGGCAGCGGGGTAGAACTGCGACTGAACCGTCTGGCCCATCGAGTTCACGTACTGGCAACCAAGCAGAACACCGCACGGCGTCGCCGCGTCGGTCGAAGTGTCGGCAACGATGTAGCCATTGCTGATCTTCACGGTATCGCCATTGCAAATGGCGGTGGCATATCCGGTCGCAACCGGAATCTGCCGAATTGCCCCGGCATAGGGCATACCGTCAATACGATTGACGGGCGCTAGGCCGTAGGGCTTATCAACAGTCGGGTAAGCCATTTTTAACTCCTAAGATTTAAGAGCCATTTCCAAAGCCGGTCCCACGAGTCGTAGTCGATTTACGGTCGTGAAACAGCGGCATGCGCGGGTCGTTGTTGCGCATGAAATGGTTATCCACAGATTCCATTTGGGACTGCGCTTGGGCGGCGTAGAACTCGTCACGTGCATGTGCGCGGTCAGAAGGCATCTTGCAAAGCATCAGCCCGCCAATCTCGACATTGCCGTTCGCAGTGTTGCCGGTCAGCATCAGTTCCGGATGATCCGCCGCCTTGACCGGTACCCAACCTTCACGCATCTGCTTGGAGACGTGTGCGGGGTTGGCTTGGCCGAGCACATGGGTGGCGATCCACCTGTACACAAAGCCGGGTTCCGGGGACGGATCGGGAAGAAGACTCGGCGGGGCATAAGCCACGCGGGTCGATTTTTCACGCGAAGTCAGTTCGCGGGGGGTACGAGCTTCAGCCATTTGATCTCTCCAGTTTTGCCAGTTCCATTGCGTATTGCTGATTGGTCAGCCCAAGTTTCCGCGCCAACGCAACTTGCGTGGCTGTGAGCCTAACCTTTCCGGGAGACGCAGAGCGACTCGACGGTGCAACCACAGTACTCGGCTTTCCTGAACCTCCTTTAGACCTAGTCTCGGACCCGAAATAATCGGGGAATGTTGCCCGAACGCGAGCATCAATTTGCTCGAAGTACTCATCAGAGCGGGGGTCAACCCCGGAGTTCACTAGCTTTTGATGCAGCCCTAGTGAGTAGCTGGTCATTTCCTCGTTGCCCGGAGCGCCGAACCATTGGTTCTTTGCTTGCCAACGCAGCGTCTTTTCATCGACCGGCGTTTGCTGTGGAGCAGCTTGCGGAATTTGTACAGGAGTTTCTAGCTCTTGTAAAGAGGGTGGTCGATAGCTTTGCACCTGACGCATTTGCATCTTGGCATCGGCAAGTTCTTCTTGCGCTGCAACAATCGCGTCGGTATCAAAAGCCTCGTGCGCTTCCTTGAGCTTCTTCTTGGCGTTCTCCAGCATCATCGCCGCCGCTGAATTGGCGGTTTGCGCATACTGCTGAGCGCCTGTGGCAAACTGGTACTTGAGCTTTTGGTTCTCGCTCACCAGCACCTGTGCAATACGCTCAAGCTCCTGACGTTCACGCAGGACGGCTTCCTTGGCCCGACGTTCGTCGTGGCGTGCGTGCGTCAGTTCCTTGATGCGCTTCTTGACGCCGTCGGAGTAATTCTCCAGTTCGTCGTCAGTCGGGTCCGTAACGTCCTTATCGAGCGGTTTACGGCCTCGGTCCTTCTCAGGCGTGTCGTCTACGATCTCGATTTCAACGTCGCCATCGTCCTCAGTCGCGGTGACTGAGGGCTTCTTGTTCTCTTCCTGCTCGTCAGGAAACTCGTAGTTCTCTGCCATGACTGTGCTCCTTACCCACCAACGCGCGTGATGCCACGCGGATCCTGCACAACGGCGTCAATCTGATCGTCGTTGAGCAGCCTGAACTCTTTGCCGTAGATCTTGAACCTTGTACCGGAATACGTACGCACCAGCACAAAATCGCCTGCTTTGCACCACGGTCCGGTCGGGAACTTGGCCGTGTCCTTGTACGCATCGGGGCCAACCTTCAGGACGAACAGCACCGTCGTGGCGTGCTCCTCCAGCTTCATGTAGCTATCGGCTTTAACGATGGCGGAGTTCTCGTACGTGTCCGAGACCTCGGGAACAATACACAACAGTTTCCAGCCCGTAGGCTCTGGCAGTTGAGAGGCTTTCTCATCTGCGGGGGCAGCTTCGTCAGGCTCGTCCTTCGGTTGAATGGGTTTTGGGAGGCTGATTCCCGGAGGCAGCAGGATTTCACTCATCGGCGTCTTCCACGTTCTTAAGCAGGTCAAGGAGGTGTCGCTCTGCAGTGGCTAGACCTTGAATCACCCCACAGAGTTTTTGGTACTCTTCAAACGTGCGGCACGAACCCCCGGCCATGTCGTCGGCGTAGTTGTTCATGTCGGTGCGTAGCTTGTCGCGCAGTACGCGTGCGAAGTCTTTGATCATTGTTTCTGCGGCTTAGCCGGTTGTTTGGGGTTTGACGCCGCTTCAATATCGCGCATTGCCTGCGCCCGAAGCTTGGCAACCTCAAGGTTGTTTTTAGCGCCCGTTTGCTCTCGCTGAGAAGCAACTTTAGTGAACTCGGAGCGCTGCATGTGCCCGATCTTCTCTTTCTCAATCTCAAGCTTGTCGGCCTGAGCAGCGGCGGTAATCGCCAGCCTGCGCTCCTCAAGCTGCATGCGTTGAGCTTCTTTCTGGGCCTCAAGCTGCATGCGCTGGGATTCTTTCTGCGCTTCAAGCTGCGCCTTTTGCATCGCAACCTGCGCGTCCATCTGCAGCTTCTGCGCCTTGATTTGGACTTCCTGCTGCTTGATCTGAAGCTCTTGCTGCTGCATCTGCACAATCGGATCCTGTGCCTGCTGCTGGGCTTGCTGTTGCTGCGCCTCCATCTGATGCTGCTGGGTCACCTGCTGAGCAGCCTGCGCCATCATCGCGCTCAGTGCCACCTCGACCTCTTGCGGCAGTTCCTCGTCCTCGGGACGCAGCGCCAGACCAAGACGAGCTTCAATCTCAGCGCGATACTTGAAGCCGGTGTGTTCTGCAATATGCGCCATCAAAGCCGCACCAATTTGTTGCGCTTGCGGGTTCTGCCCAATCATCTGCTGGATCTGCGGATCCTGCATGAACATCATGTGCGTCTGGATGTGCGCCTGATGGTCTTGGTGCCGGAACGCCTTGAGCGGGGTTAGGTTAAGCGCGCCCATGTTCTCCGAGACCGGATCTTTGGGCTTCTGATCGTCGGGCAACGGCACGAGCTTGTCGGCGTTCTTGATCCCCAGCACGTCCAGCATCCCGCGATGAAGCTGCGGCATGTCATAGATCTGCGGGGCCATCTGCGCCATCTGCATAACGGCTTGGTACTGCACGACCCGCTGGCTGAGAGTCGCCGCGTTGGGGTCGCTGACCGGCACGATGTCCACATGCTCGTAGTCGGACTGCTTGGCCGGTGCCGTGCCAACGTCGGGCTCGTAGCTGTACTCCTCGGGCGTGTAGTCCCGGATGATCCCGGCGAGCAGCCCCAGTTCCTGTTTGAGTGCGTAGTGCACCCGCGCCTGCACCGCCGTCATGACCTTAAGCTGCCGCTCCAGCATCGCAAGCGTCGAGCCCACGGGGGAGTTGGCATTCATGTCACTGACCTGCAGGTCAGCCGTCGCCGCGAACCTGCGGCCTTCTTCAACGATGCTGTTCAGGAGGTTGAAGAGGGTTGCCGACGGCTCCTTGTAGGGCAGCGGCATGATGTTGTCGCGGATGGCCCCAGAGCCCACGTCCACGTCCCGGAACTCGCCCGGAGCGATAGGAGTGTCGTCGCCCTTGATACGCAAGCCCCGCGACTTCAGACCCCCCGGCAGGTTGGAGAGCGTCCCCGCATCGACAAGCTGCCTCATCAGCGACGTAGACGCCTTGGCAAACCCGCCGATCAGGTGGAACAGACCGAAGCCATACGCCCCGAAGCCGGGGATGTACTGGTAGTGAACGAAGTGCTGGCGCTTGAGCTTGAGGTCGTCGTCTTCTTTCCAGTTGCGACGGATCGACAGGACAGTCGACGTGTTCTTGATCAGCGTGACCACGTAGGGCAGGCCGATGCCGGTCTCGTCGTTGTTCTTGTCAACGTCCTCAAAGCCCTTGAGGTTCAGGTCAACGTGGCACTCGTAGAGCGTGTAGCGCTCGTCGTTCACGTCCGAGAAGCCCGTCTCCTCGTCCTTGGCCTTGCGGATATCGTCGATGGACTTGGTCGGATCCCCGATGTCCACGTCACGGTAGAACCCCGCTTGCTGGAGCTTGAGGATCTCGTTCTTGGTCTTGCGCATCACGTGCGTGACGCGGTGACAGGTCTGGATGTCGGACGTGCCGTAGGGCAGCAGGATGTCTTCTGCCGGGATAAACACTGAAACCTGACGCCCGAGGCTGGGGTCGTAGTACACCTTCTTGAACGCCGAGCCCGCCGCCGGGAGGTTCCACAGCATCTTCTCGTGCTCAGGCCGGTACTCGGGCATCTCCTCGGTCAGCCGGTAGTTCATGTCGGCCTCGACACGGTCTGCGGCTTGTTTCTTCTCCGGAGTCTCGCGCCCGATGATCTTGGTCTTGACCGGACCCGCAGCGGGGAAAGTCTCGGTGATGGTCTCCGACTGGAAGCGCACGACTGCCTCGGTAATCATCGGATGGAACACCCCGCACGCCCCTTCCCACGGCTCGGTGCGCTCCTCGTACTGCAGGCCCATCAGCTTCAGACCCTCGCTGTACGCCTTCTCCCAGTCTTTACGGCTGGCGCGGTCATTGTCGATATCGCCTTCAATATCGCCCGCAAGCTCAAGCATGGCACCTTCGTCCATGTACTCGGCCAAGTTGGCGTCGAAGTCATCCTCGGTTTCTTCCTGCGGCTCGATCTCGATCTCTACACCCCCGATGCCAATGCGCACCGCCTCCGGATCTTCGATCTCGATCTCAATGGCTTGGGGCTCGTCGCCCATCGCGTCCAGCGCATCAAGGCCCATGGGGGCCGGGTAGAGTGCGCGGTCAATATTCGTAGCCATGCTCGTCCTCAGTAGTACGCAGCCCGTCTAGGCGCGCCGTAGTAAATGTCGTCCTTGCGGTCGGTCGTCAGTGTGACGAACCCGCCCTTTCTGAACCGGGACAGCGCCATCGTCACGCAGTCCACGAAGTCATCGTGCTCGCCGTTGGGGAACTCCGCGCATTCGTTCATCACATCGTACGCCCAACGCTTGTCTGGTGCCCAGATCACGCCATCAAAAAGCAGCGGTGCCACCGAATTAACCCGTGCCCGCTTGTCATTGGAAACCCCGGCTGACGCCCGTGACGGGCTGTACTCCTCAACGAACATGTCCATTTGGCGCAACTCCTGAATCAGGGGCGCACCAGCCGCTTTTTTCTCGATCAGCAGGCACTCGGGCTCCCATTGCTGGAAATGCTGTAGTGCCTTCTCTTTTAGCTGGGGAAACTCCCACCGGCCCTTGATGGCGTCGAGCAGGATCAGTTCGTTGCGGTTGGTCTCTTCGTTGAACCACACGCCCCACGTCGTGCAGGCGCTAAAGTCGTTGTGGCTCTTGGTGTCGTGCGCCGTGTCCCACGTCTGGATCACAAACTCGCAGTGCGGGGGGTCGTCGCTGGGCCAGATTCGCCACCAGTCGCGTTTAAGGAGCGCGCCTTCCTCTGAAGTGGGCTCCTGCATGTACTGCGCAGCCCAGAACTGGGGCTGCATACCCGCTTTCTTGGCTTGCAACTGGTCTACGGGCCACTGCTCGGGCCAAAGACTCTTGCCAGAGGGCAAAATCGCCGGAAATCGGATCTCGTGCCACGGAATTGCGTTGGGATTGTCGTCTGCCCACGCCAGCGCCCGCCCAATCGGGTCTTTTTTACCCCAGCGGGTACCGATCATCACGATGCGCCCACCGGGCATCAGTCGCTGCAGGGGACCGACCTGCATATACGTCCACGCCGTCTCAAACGCGGTGTCCGGATTCGCCAAAACGGCCTGTTCCGAGACCAAATCGTCTGCAATCAGCAGGTGCGCACCGTGTCCAGCGACGTTTGCGCCAATACCAATCGCCAAATACTTGCCCCCGGCGGTTGTCGCCCAGTTATCCGAGGCGCTTTTGTCTTTGGAGACCTTGGTATCGGGGAAAATGGCGGCGTATTTGTCCGTGTCGATCAGATTGCGCACCTTCCGACCGAAGTCGGCGGACAGAGACGCCGTGTGCGTCGCCATCATGATGTGGTGGTGGGGGTTGTGCCCCAGATACCATGCAACAAACAGGTACGCGATGGTCTCGGACTTGCCAAAACGCGGCGGCATGCTGACCGTCAGGCGCGTTTCCTCGCCTTTGTTGACCTTGTGCAGGATCGGCTTCAAGAAACGGTGGTGCGGACCCTCTTTCCAGTCCGGGTAGACGTAGGCGCAGAAGGCCATAAAGTCATCCCGGTAGCGCTTTAGCTGCTTTTTGTGCTCCAACGCCTCAATTTCGTCCAGCAGCGCCATCTTTTCTGCTAACGGCATCTGGGACAGCTTGCCCAGCAGCGCGCTCAAGTTGCTCTGGGACAGTTCTTCAAGCATCTTTGCGCACGTCCGCGATCTGGGCGATCTCGGTGTCGAGTACGGCGGGGGCGTCGTTGCGCTTTTCCGTGATGCTCACGCCATCGTCGGCGGTCAGGAACTTGGCGAGACGCTCGCGCAGGCGCTTCTCGATCTCTTCCTCGCTGGCGTCGATCTTGGTGACCTCTACACGCTCGGTGAAAAGCGCGATCTCGGTCACGTTGCCCAGCATCTGCAGCGCCTTCAACCTGATACGGGCGTCGGGGTGCGAGGTTTCCTCAAGGATCTTGGAGACGGTGTAGCCGCGCAGGTTCTTGGCCTGCTCCACGAACTCCCAGTCGTATGCGGTGAGCATGCCGACCAGATGCTGGACGGCTGCTGGGGTCTTGATACTGGCGAGCGCCTGCACCTGCGTGGCGTTATCGGGCTTGAAGTTCAGCGCCTCGAACGCTTTTCGCGCAGTCTCGGTCTGCACCTTCTCATCCAACGCCTCGTCGGACGGTACACCCAACTCTTCCAGCCAGTCGGCGGTCTTTTTCTGTGCAGCCAAAACCTGCTTCGCTTTCGTTTTCTTAAGCGGCACGAAATCACCGATGGCGGAAGGTTCAGGTTCAAAGCTTATAAGCTCATCGAACATGGTTGCCTCCCATTGGCGCTGAGTGTATAGTCATTACCGTCACTGTGCAATCCAGTGGCTCTCCTTGTTGGATGCATTGCCCCGCAGAAATGCGGGGCTTT